AATAGAATGAATCGCCTTAACTAATCCACTAATATCTGCTGATGGATGAGCGAATTTAAAATCACCCTTTTCTCCAACAGCTATCGCAGAGTCCGGTCCTAATGACATACCAAGCATATTTGCATCAGCATTTCCATCTCTGAAAATTCCAAATCCTGAATCAAAAGTTCTAAATTGTCCAGAAGCTCCAATACCGCTAACTCCGCTTAACCCTCCAAATCTACTTTGAGCTGTGCCGCCTTTAAGTTGATTAAAATCATCAACAGGTCTACCTTGTCGTATAGATGTAGATCTTTCTACACCCTTAACAACTGGAACTCCGAAAGATTGGAATTTTGCAATATGGTTAAGGTCAGTAATTCGCATATTTACTGCATGATTAGCATAAATAAGCGGTTCATTAATAGGTAAAAAATAATAATGTGCTGGGTCAGAATTAAAAAATGGAACCGCAGGAATTACTCCATAGGGATTTTCAACTTTAAAACCATTATTTTTTTCATCAACTTGTACGTGTGAATTTGGACTCCAGTAAATTCGATTTACTCTGCCTAAATCAGTAATACTGCCCACTTCATTATAAGTAAAGCCTTTTTTAGCCCTAGCATCACTAACTCCATAATTTGAAGGGCTAGGTATTGTTGTTGATACTCCGCTACCAGAAATAGCATTATTTTCATGAGCCCAACCACCAAATTTATTTCCAAAACCAATTAGTAATTCTGTAATATAATAAGGTGAAGCTCCATGTCGAACATCATAGATGCCGCCATGTAAAACATCTAATTGAACTTTACCGGGAGTATTTTGCTTAACTAATTGACCGCTATCGGGATCAACGAAGCTTACTTTTACTAATACAGTTCCAAGTAGTCTACACCATCGATCAAGTTTATCCATGAGCATAAGATAACGAGAGTCTCTCATTATCTCTTCCCATAATTTTTGATCCTCTTCAAGAATTCTTCCTCGTTCATCAACAACTTGATAAATAGGCTCTTCTTGGTAAAGAACTGAAATCTCATCGATAATTTCTTTAGTAAGATTAATTGGAAGAATCTGTTGTTTTTCTGGATTTCTAAATTGCCTAACTAAGTCAAGCCAAACAAACTCATCTTGTCTGCCTTCATAAAAAGCTAGAGCAACTTCAGTAATCCATTGTCTATAATAAATATCTTCATATAAGTAAACGCCAATAGAACTTAATCCACCAAGTCTACTTATAGGGTGATTTGCAATACCTAAATTGAAGCTCATAAAATTATTTTATCCTTTTGGAAATTTTATACTTTAGAATAGCTAATTAAACTTTTCTAGTTTTTAATTCCACAAAGTTGAACTTCTAATTTACGACTAATATAAGCAGACTTTTTAAAAAGTAATTGACGTATATTTATAAGATTGTTTATAATATATTTTTTCATATCCTACCGCTCTACGGATCGGATTTATCTAGCTCTACTAGACAACTATCCTAAAAAAATAAGAAAAAGCTAACTATAAGCTTTTTCTATTATTATTTAAACTTCTGATTCCCCAACACGTCCGCTCTTAGGCAATTCATAAGAGCTTCCTCCATTTGGACCAGATACTCCATGAGGAGCCTCCTGTGTAGGAAGAGGACGCTTTTTATGTTCTGGAGCCATTTTAGCTTCTTTATCAGCAACCTTGCCATAACTAGGGTTTTTATCTGGAGTTCCTTTATGTGAGGGAGCTTTAGATGGATCTAGAGCTGGGCCTGCTCCAGGGCGAGGGGCTTTCATTCCTTTTGATTTATAAGCTGCAAGGGCAGCATCAACTGATTTTTTAGCCATTATTTTTACTCCTTAATTTTTTATTTTTACCTTTATAGAGCATTTCTCTTCCAGTACTTGAAACAGGATCGAGTTGATCAGGTTCCTCAAGGAATCCTTTGCTCGGCATTTGTTCCTTAGCTGTTTTAAACCATTTAGCAGTAGCTTGTTGAATAGTCATTGTTGATTTACCGCCTGCTATCATTGGATCTTTCTTAGCTTCATCTGGAGGAGATACTTCTCTTAGCATATGACTTGAAGCAATATCATTAAATTCTTTTATTTTAAGAATTTTAGATTTCATTTTATGCATTATAATAGACCTCTTTCGTCTAGCCACTTATAGGCGTACTCATTAATTTTATTCATCTTTTCTATAGGAGTTAAATACATATAATCTTTATTATATATAGCTCCTGAAAATTCTTTATATATAGCAGCATATAAGGCCAGACAAACGTCATCTTTTTGAGCTTGCGGCTTAAGCTTGCTTTTATCAATACAAAATAATTTATTTTTTCTATAAATAATATTATTATTCATTATCGTGCTATTAAACTAAGCCTTCCACTGCCGCTTGTTCTATTAACTTTAATTATTCTAACTAAGTTAGAACTATAAGTGACTATAGCAGCAGCAGTAAATACAGGCCCAGCTACAAAGTCTTTACCATTAACAGAAAGTTCAATATTTCCAGCTAATGAATCTGATGACTGAATTGTTATTTTTTCTGCAATAGAACTTAATTCAATTATTTCAGAAGTGGTTGTTGCATCTAGAATGCCAGTAATATGTAAATCTCCTAATAAAACCGGCTGTCTTACTTTTCTAGCTTGTGATTTTGAAATTGCCATTAGTTTACCCCATGTACTATAGTAAAATGATTACCTTTATCGTGAAATAAAAAAACCATTAAATATCGAAGAGCGTCTATAAGTCCTTCATATCCTTCAGGAGTTTCTTCATAGTCTTCTTTAAGAACGCCATTTTTTGCTTTTTTAAAAACAGCCGTACTCAAAGCATATATAGTATTTACGCAATTTCTAGTAATAAATAATTTAGGTCTATGAATATGTTCATTATTTTTATCTAATAATGGTTGGCCTTTAATGTCAAATTGCGGGTAATTCATCCATAGTCTAATCATATTGCAGCCAATTTCTCGATCTTGTTTTAACCCTACTGGCCTTCTGCCTAAAATTGATTGAAAATCATCCCAAGCAGTTCTTCCATTAAGTTGTACTTGATCTCCAGAAATATCGGCAATAATTTCTTGAAATTTGATATGATGTCTATACTCTAGAGATTGCATCTCTTTATTCCAAATTCTAAAAGCCTGCTTATTTAGCTCGTTTTCCTTTTCAAGAATTTGTTGAGCCTGCATAAAACTAGTAGTATGCGGCGTAAATCTTTCATCAAAAATAACTACATCACCAAATTTATTAACTTGAGCAAATATTGTGCTTGCTGGTTTAGCAAAATTATGATCAGCGGCTGCGTAAACTGGCCCTTCATCTGGATGCCAAATATAATCAATTACGTGAGGAAAAGGGTTATTCTCTGTTGGTTCAGTAAGAAATCCTGGAAAACAACTATCTGAAACTGCTTCAAAATCAGCCAAATATTCTTGCTTAAATTTTAATAATTTACCTGATAAAGCAGCACGACGATAAGCTGAATCTATTTCTTCTTTTGATTTTTCTGGGTCAGAAGCTAAAAGAGGATTATCATAACTAGTTCTTTGAAATGAACTCCATTCAGTCATATCATTAAGAACTTGCGCTTCTTTATCAAAAGAAATAGCTACTTTGCCCTCTCTTTGTTTTTTTCCAGTTTGACCAAATAAAAATAATTTATAAAAGCTATTTTTTCCACGGGGAGTACTAATAAAAATCGCACTTCCACTTTTATCCATTAGCGTAGGCTGAAGCATTTGAGTCCAAATATCTTCAAGGTTAGGATTAAGTGCTGCTTCATCAATAATAATTAAATCGTTGGCTTCCCCAGCTAAGGAGTCTGAATTTTCCATTGATTTAGCTTCTAATACAGAGCCCCAGGGAGTTTCTAAGTAATAATCTCCTTTTTGATTTCTTGCTCTACCTCCACCAGATTTGTTTGGTCTAATAATTTTAAGTTGAACAACCAAAATATGATATAATTCTCTAAAAACTTTTTCACACAATCCGTAGTCTGGCGCTACAATCCAAACTCGTCTATTTATTTGCATTAAAACTGCTAGAGCGATTATAGAAGTTAATAGAGTTTTTCCCCAGCGCCGTCCGCAGGCTAGAACTTTAAATCTAGCTGGATCTTTTATAACTTCTAAATGTCCTGAATGTAAAGGCTGAATTAACTTACCTTGAGTAGTTCTAATTTTTTTACTGTAAAGATAATTAGCAAGCCCTTCAATATCAAGATCATTGATTCGTAAAGGTTTACCTTCTATATTATATTCTACAAGATTGTCTGACATACTTATTGCTCTTCGTTAAGCTGTCAATTATTCTTTCTTTTTATGTAGAACGCTATTAATTTCTCTATAGATATCAATAGACCTATTATCTACTTCCATTTTCTCAGAATAATCTCCGCTAAGTGTTAACCATATTTTTGCGGCTACATCTGATTTATCAAGCGCTCTTTTTCTCAACGATTCTATTACTTGGGCTCTTTTAGAAGCAGTAAAAAGTCCATCTTGTCTAATTTTACTCCAAACAGCTTCATCCCAGCCTTCTTTTTTAACCCATTCACGGATAGACCTAGCGGCAGGTATACTAGCTAAAAGTAACTCCTTAACTTCAGGATCTTCTGTATATCTTTTTTCAATTTCAGCTTTTAGCTCCTCAGATAGCTTTGTAATTGGAGGCATGAAATCAGGATCTTTAATAATATAAGCAGCTTGAATTTCTTGAAAAATTTCTTGAACAAGTGTCCACTGAGAGTCGCTATTATTAAGTTTTTTTGCGGCTCTAATAGCTGCTAGTTTAGCAACTCCATAGTAATCTGTAGTTTTTTCTTTATTTTCAGTTAGATTTTCCTTGTTTAGAGATTTTTCTTTTTTGTTTTTTTCTTCTTGATCCATAAGTTTTCTTATTAATTAGAACATTA